CGAAATGAGCCATGAGGGGGTCTCAACTGGAAATCAAGAAATCGAATTATTTCGATAAATACGGCGCTTTTTAAGAATTCTTGAAAAAATATCTTGGCTGTTTCTTGAATTCCTTGGTATAGTCACGTTGCGCAAGGGGAAACCCCTGCGCAGAATCAAGGGATGGACAGGGAAACGACAGTGGCGGAGTACCTGTCTTATCTTACTGAAAAGGAGCACACGAAAATTGCCATCTGCACATGGTCCGAAGGTAGAGAAGTTCTACAAAAGCTATGCATGGAAGAAGTTCCGTGAACAAATGATTCTATACAAAAAGGGCATATGCGAGCTATGTGGCAAGAGAGGGTTCCTGCTCCATCATAAGATACCCTTGAACGAGTCCAATGTTGATGATCCAGACATTGCCCTCAATCCTGACAACATGAGGCTGTTGTGCCGTGACTGCCACAACAAGTTGCACAACGAAATGGAGTCCGGAATGAAGGACAAGCCGACCTGGACAACGTTCCGGGAAAACGGCGATGTCATCATCAAGGACAAACCGAAGTAGCTAATTAAATCCAGGGGAGGAGACTCCCAGGGGATAAGCAGGATTTCCGCATTGTTCCTGTGGTTCCATCTTCCAACGTGTGATTTCGAAAGTTCGATAATTGGATTTTGCTCTATTGGCACATTAACCTTAGGCCCGTGCCAATGAATTAGATGTTACTCCTTCTAATGAAAATATAACCTCTGATTACTAGATTAAGTACTAAACAATGCGGTTTATTAAAAAATGAGGCGCCAATGGAAACTGATAAGACAGATAACTGCGCACCCAATGGATGGGGCGGAAAGCGTGCCGGTGCGGGGCGCAAGCCTAAGACCCTGAGAAAGGAATCGGACATCGTTCCGGAACCACGTAAGGGACTGCACAGGTTCGTTGTGAGAACCGACAAGAGAGGCCGTAACGGAAGCATGGACGTTAACAGCCTCGAACCTACCATAAAGCAGAAAGAGGAATACAAGCGGAGGATCAGACAAGGAATCGAGGGAAGGTTCAAATGCGGAAACTATATCCGCTGTCCTAATGACCTCGACCGTGAGGCACGGGATGAATGGAATGCCCTCATGGCTACCTATGCCTCGATGGACGGGGAATTCCTGTCAACGCTTGATACCTCGATGCTACGGCTTTTCTGTGAGTCGTACAGCCGTTATACGATTGCTACCCGGAAATGGGTAAAGGATTTCAATTGCAAGGTTGTCGGCGATGACAAGGACGAGCAGGCAATACTCGACCGACTTTTCAAGCTCATCGATACAGAGGTAACCAACAGGCAGAAGCTTGCCCCGGAGCTCGGACTTACGCCTGCCGGAAGAGCAAAGGCAGGGCAGTTGCTTGCAAAGGCACTGGTGAAGAAGGACAAACAAGGCGTTGACAATGCAATGGACTTCCTTAACAGCCTCGGAGAATAGAAATGGACGCATTAGAGAACTATATCAAGGACATTGAACGCAATCCGGACAACTACTGCGACAAGATCAAGAGAGCCTACCTAGGAAGGATAAAGCCAATCGTGCAGGGAAAAGACCCTGACTTCTATTACGACCCTGCACCAGGAACGAAGTTCATCCGTTTCTGCCAAGGCGATATCGTTGACCAGGCGGACTTGGACGCACGGCTTGCCGATTGTCCCGGAAAAAGACCGTTGGACAAGCTGAGGTACTATCAGAGGTACAACAGCGACTTCTTTACGGGCATGCTCAAGCTGGACAAGGACCAATGGGCAGGAAGGCCGATGATACTTGCTCCGTACCAGAAGGCGTATGTGCTGACCAAGTACGGAATCAAATGGCGCAAGGGGCATGGTCCGAGCCCTGAGAAGGACAACCAGCGCCGTTTCGAGGAAACCTTCCTGGTAGTCGGCCGTAAGAACGGCAAGACCACGCTTGAACAGGCGGAGGCAATCTACGGAAGGCTGATGGAACCGGGCGCAGAGGTCTATGTGACCGCCACAACGTTCCAGATTGCACGGCGCACATGGGATGGCGCTCTGAGCATGATACAGGCTTCCCCTGTGCTCTCCAAGGTGTTCAAGAAGCGGTTGAATCCAAGACCGGAAATCTATTATCAGGGAAAGGGCGGACAGAGCCATTTCTACTGCCTTTCCTCTGCCCATAAGCGTATGGACGGTCTCAACCCGTCAAGGGCGATCATCGATGAAGGACATGCCCTTCCCCGTGAAATCTATGATGTCCTCAAACAGGGAAGGTCCGCACGAGTCTCCCCTATCCTTTCCCTTATCACTACTTCAGGCTTCCTCAGAGGCGGACTCTTCGACCAGATGTACAAGGCCTCCGAGATGATACTGAACAACGAGGGAGGCGCTCTCAACTTCCTTCCTCTTGTCTATGAGCTGGACAAGGATGACGACCCAAGAGATGAAAAGAAATGGATCAAGGCGAACCCCGCATTAGGGCTTACCAAGAAAGTGCAGTTCATCCGGGATGAGATTACCCAGACGGCTGTCGACCCCAATGCATGGAACACCATCAAGACCAAGGACTTCAACAGGATAGGCGTTGACAATTCCGCATGGCTGTCCGCTTCGGATCTGGATGTAGGCACAAGCTATCCGAACGAAGAGAGCCTTGCGAAGACCAATTACACGACCGTTGTCGGAGGCTTCGATTTAGCCGTAAAACACGATACAACGGCGTTCGCAACCCTGATTCCACTGGTCCAAGAAAAGAAAATTTTATGCAAGGTCAGGATATGGGTTTCGGAGGACTTCCTTGAGACCGAAACGGCATCGAGAAGCGGAGTCCCGTGGCGCTCATGGATCGACCGAGGACTGGTGCGTATCGGAGGCCAGCATTTCCTCAACAACGTTGACTTCATTCCTGATTTCGTAAGGGAAGAATACAAGAAGCATAGGTGGTCCTATCAGAAAATCGGATACGATGCATGGCATGCCGATGAAGTGTGCAAAAAGTTCGTTGATATGGGCTTTTTATCGGAAAATCAACTGCCTAACAACCAGAAGGAATTGGCATGCATGACACGTGTCGAACAGAGCTACAAAGGTCTTACCGAAGCATGCTCTTGGAGGTACGGACTGCTCAAGGCGAAGCGGTTGGATTTCATGGGAAATCCGGTTGTGAAATGGATGCTCTCGAACAGGAAAATCGTCAACGACCACAACGGCAATATGAGGCCAGACCGTATCGACTCTGGCATACCTTACAAGATAGATGGAGGCATGGCAATTCTTGACGCCTTGTCAGTTTTGTTGAAAAATAAGGACAGGCTTGCACCAGGCATTTTTGAGGGCGGTTTAAGTTCTCTTGCCGAAGAGGTGAACAGCCGGAAGGGACAAGGCAATGAGTAAATTCTTCGACATATTCCGCAGAGGAAAAAACAAGAGTACCCAGAACTCCACCATCCTTTCCGTTGGAGGGGGTCTGTCGTTCTTCACAGAGAACCAGAAGACCATCAATTCAACGTACAGGAACTGCGTGGACTGCTTCTCCCGGCATATCTCCAAGATCAAGCCGAGAGTGCTCTTGAACGGTGAGGAAAGCGACCGCCGGGCACAGAGGAACTATATTATCGGACTGCGACCGAATCCGGCACAGACCGCTTCGGAGTTCTACAGAGTGCTTGCTTCCGACTACTGCAACGGACTTGCGCTTGCGCACATCGAACGGGACAACCAGTTCAACCTACAGGCTCTCATTCCGGTCAATGCTTCCAATATCTCCATCTACAGAAGTCCGAACAATGAGAGGATCGTGAAGTCGTACTCCATCGATGGCAATGAAATCTCGGACTACCTAGACAACTTCATCTGCATCATCAAGAAGAGCAATTCCGAGAACCCGCTCTTGGTAACGGACCATTCCCTTGACCAGATCCTCAACGCAGTCAACGCTTCCAACGAATCGTTCGCAAAAGCAGCAATCAAGTCCCATCTCATCAAGTACATCTGTACGACTACAAATCCTACAGGCCCGAAACTTGTTACCAAGGACATCGAGGAACAGCTGGAGAACACAGCCTCAGGCATTATCCAGTTGCCTGCTCTGGCGAACCTCCAGCCGGTGAACCAGAGCCAAGCCGTGTATGCACGGAGCGCAGAGCTTGATGACTTCCTAGCGGAAATCTATTCCTACTTCGGATTCAGCAAGACCTTTGCAAGGGGCAACTTCACCGAGGACCAGTTCCAGGCAGTGTACGAGAGTGCCCTAGAGCCGTTTATCAACGACCTAGCGCAGGAGATGACCTATAAGCTTCTTACGAGAAAGGAAATCGGCTTCGGCAACCGAGTCGAGATCATGTCGGACCCGTTGCAGACAGCTTCGATGAACACCCGTATCAAGCTTGCAAGTACTCTCCAGTCCTGTGCGACCTACCGACCTAACGATATCAGGAGACTGCTCTACCAGGAGCCGATTGAGGGCGGTGACAAGGCAGTGCAGAACCTGACCTTCGTTAACAAGGACAAGGCCGACCAGGCGGACAATGCCGGAACGGATGACAGCGAACAGCAGGAGCCTATGGAAAAGGATCCCGCCGTTGACGATAAGGAGGATAAAGAGAATGAGTGATACGAACAAGAGATGCACCCTGTACGGAACGCTTCAGGTGCGTGCCATGCAGGAAGGCGAAGCAGAGGACAAGGACTTCGTTGTAGTCGAGGGCAAGGCAACCCCGTTCAACGATGAGACCCTTCTCTTCAAGGACGAGGACTTCGGAAACGTCTATGAAGCCATCGACCCGCATGCCTTCGACAGAGCGGACAGGACGGATGTCGTGTTCGACAAGAACCACGACTTCCAATGCTCAGGCGCTCTTGCCAGAACCAGAAACAAGACTCTGGAACTGGAAGTGCGTGAGGACGGACTTTATTACAAGGCAAAGCTGAACCGCAACAACCCGCAGGCAATGCAGTTGTACGAGGAAATCAAGGAAGGCCTTATGGACCGCTGTTCGTTCGCCTTCTATATCGATGACTGGGAGAACGGATACACCAGAGAGAAGAAGGAAGACGGTATCCATTGCAGAGTCAAGGCTATCAGCAAGGTAAGGGATGTCAGCGCAGTCACTTTCCCTGCTTACAGCAATACGAACGTAGGAGCTCGGTTCGCCGAGGACTTGGAGAAGTTCAAGGCAAAGCTGGAGAGCGACAAGACCGAAGAGCTACGGAAGCAGATTATTTCTAGAAGTTTCTAAAAAGGAGGTCATTACCAAAATGACACAAAAAGAATACAACGATAAGATGACCGACCTCAATGGCGAGTTTGACGCACTCAAACGTTCCGCACTTGAGGCCAAAACTCAGGATGAGCTGAACAAGATCAGCAAACGCAGGGATGAACTCAATGTCGAGAAAGGCCGTATCTTCGGATTACGCCAGCAGGAAATCGCCGACAGGAAGAGGGACTTCACTGCCCCTATCGCCCAGAAGACCGAGAACGGAGCAGAGGAACGTGGTGCATTGCTCCGCAAAGCCAATACTCCGGTTGTCATGGGACTCAACGATATCTACAAACGTGCTGCGGTCCTCTCTACCCAGACTTTGATCCCGGCACACTCCTCCAACAACATCAGCGAAGCTCCGTTCATCACGGTCAGCCGTTTATACGAGAATCTCAACTTCAGGAACCTCAATGGCGGAGAATCCTTCACATTCCCGTTCCTCAAGGGATATGCCAATGCCGATGCTACTGTGGAAGGCGCAGACTACCATGAGTCCGAACCGGTCTTCGGCTATCAGAAGATCGGCAAGGAGAAGATCACCGTCTACTGCGAGCTCTCCGAGGAAGTCCTTAAGCTTCCGAATGCCGACTATGAGGCAATGGTAAGGAAGGAAGTCACCCGTGCCTTACAGCGTGCCATTGTCAAACGTGTCATCAACGGCGATACCGATGGCTTCATCGGTGTGCTTGATGCCACCAAAGGCAAGGCAGTCATTCCTACCGAGACCGACCTTACCATCGACGCCCTTGACAACAAGACGCTCCGCAACATCGTTCTCTCCTATGGTTCTTCCGAGGATACCGAAGGACTGGAAACCCTTGTTCTCAACAAGACCGACCTCCGTACCCTTGGCTTAGTCGAAAAGAACGACAAGTCCTTCGTCTATGCCCTTGATACCAAGAACCATACCATCGACCTTACCCCGTTCATCATTTCCTCCGACATCCCGCTGTTCTCTGCCGGAGGATACTTCGGTTTCTACGGCAACCTCAAAAACTACACCATCCCTGTCTACAGCGGTGTCGAAATCAGGCGTTCTACAGACTATAAGTTCAAGCAGGGCAGGATCGCCATCAAGGCTTCTGTCTTCTGCGGAGGCGCACCGACCACCTATTGCGGTTTAAGGCGTCTCAAGAAATCCGCTTAGTTTAGTTTCGAAAGGCGCACCCCGTACCATACAGCGGGGTGTGCCATATAAGTCACAGGAGGCTGAAAGATGAAACCTATTATCACTGAAAAGGAACTGGCTCACGAGCTTAACCTTGATGATGACTATTGCAACAGCGAGGACAACATTGCTTCGCTCCATCGGCTTCTTCTTTCGGCTTCCTCTTTTATTAAAAACGCAACGGGGCATGATTTCTCGGAGGATGCCGAAATCGAGCCCCTGGCTGTCGATGTCTGCATAATGTTCTGCAAACAGCGATGGTATGCCGATTCCAGCTTCTCGGCGGACTATGATTACCATATCGGAATCAGCGCCGACCTATACACGCTGTCTCTCATGGCAAAAGGGAGGAAACAGGAATGATAGCATACAAGTATCCTAACAAGGACAAGCGGATAGACCTGTATTCGATGGTTATCCACCGTGACAGCGACAACAACAAAGTCTACGTGAAGAAGCACTTCCTTCCAAGAGGAAGGCTTATGAAGGCCTATATAGTCGATATGGTTGCCGAGTCCAACGAAAGCTATATCCCAGTGCCGGTCAACCGGACCTCGTTCAATGTCAACTGGCGGAGAAATGTCGATATCGGAATGTATATCGACTACTACGGAAAGACCTATAAGATAATCGGCAAGGATGAGCTTGACTACCGGCACACCGAAAGGCGGTTGGTAGGCGAGACCGTTCCGGCACCGCATTACGATGAGGAAAGGTGGGGAACCCTATGACACTTGCAAAGGCAACCAAGAGGGCAACCATCGAGGGGAAGAAGATAAGGGAAAGCGCAGGCTTCAAGGACGGAGTCAACCAGGACTATCTTGAAAGCGAAGGCATCGAGACCGGCAACCTTCCCTGTTACTACTACTCCAGAAGCGACACCAACAGGAAGGACGGAAGCACCATCCTGGCATTATGGTCCATCATCCAAATAACGGCCGATGGAAAAGCAGACAACCATGTTGCAGGCCGTTATATCGAGCTTATGGTCAGTATCTACACGGATCAGGACAGGACATCCGGTATCGTGCAGGAAGCACTGGAGAAGATGGAGACATCAGCGGAAAGCTTCGGATACGAAGCCGAGCTGAATACGGCAGATTCGTTCGATTTGGTAAGAAGACAGACAATCATTACGTACAGACTCAAGAAGACTGTCATGGAATAAAGGAGGACAGAATATGTTCGCAAGAGTACGTTTCTTCAAGATTACAGGGTATAACGCCTCTACAGGCGCACCCACGCTTGACACCACGGCTATCAAGCTGTACACACCGGGAGAAGGAGAACCGGAAGTCAACAACCGCTCTATTTCGTTGGAGATTGACTCCTCTTCTGCCGATCTGGAAGCCGACAACCGCAAAGTCACCAATGAGGTAGTCAAGGGAGCCAATATCACCCTATCCGCTTACGGCGTTGATGAGACCGCATTATCCGCTCTGACCGAGTTCACTAAGGACACGAACGGAATCAACATGACCGTCAACACGGACAACAAGAAGCATTTTGTGCTTGTCTTCAACGGAAAGAAGAGCAACGGAGCCGAGTATACCTGCTATCTGGCAGATACCACCATCAAGCCCGTTCTTCCCTCTTCCGAGCAGGACGGGGATTCCGCCACCGAGAGGAGCATTACCGGATATGCCTCCGCCATTACCATCAACGGACATTCCACATTAGGACGTAGGTGCTTCAAGAGCGAGGAAGGATACCTTGCACAGAACGTTGAGCCTGATGCAACTGACGTGCAGGCTCTCCTTGCCAAATAATGCATACTAAGAACTTCAAAGGATATACCCTTACCAACTCCATCCTCTTCTATTCCAAGTATTTCCCTAGGGTCCATGGAACCGACCTTACCACGGCATTCGACAATGCCAATAAGAAAGGCGGAGCGGACATGGAACTCGCCATCGATATCTTCACGGCCATGGCGATTGCAGGAACCAAGGAACTGCGTGACAGAGTGGAAGAGGAAGGCGCTGAGAAGGTTAAGACCGATATCCGGGCAGGGATCGGCTTCGATGACTTCGTTGACATCACCAAGGCGGTTACCGAGGTATTAGGCGAAAAAAAATAACAGGCGGTACGGGACAGGCAGGGCGTTCCAGATTCGAACTGCGGTTCAGTATCGTCAGCACCGTCTCCGAGCTTCGGCTTCCTGACTGGGTCTGGACAAGCTGGGACTTGGATGACCTGATGGGCTATGTCAAGGCACGGCAGGCCATGCTGTCGCCGAAGAAGGCAAAGCAGTTCAATGACGGAAATCTGGACAAGCTGTTGAGATAGGGGGCACTCATGGGAGCATACGAGAACGCATGGAAATATCTTGACCGCCTGCCGAAGGAGCTTATGGATTCGGCACGCTCTGCGGTCAAGGGAGTCACTTGGGAAAAGGCCCAGAAGGTCTATTCCGCCATGCGCTCCGCTACCCCTGTAATCAAGCGCAAATGGCAACCGACTGCGGACCATGGCAAATGGCCGAAGTGCGACCTGAAGAACGCATTGAAGATCGTAGAGGTGTCGCCTGGAACGAGAAGCCGTTCCGGTGCCGAGGTAATCGGCTACAAGGTCATCTATGACGACTACTACTATTACACGCCTTCCAAGAAGTCGGCACAGGGAAAGGCACAGCAGAGAAAGGTAGCCTACCAGCTGATCGCCAACTCGCTCAACTCAGGATTCATCATTGCCAGCGACATCCCTAACTGGACCGGAAAGTACGTTGCCTCTTCCATGGGGTACAGGAACAAATGCCTCAAGTACCTTATCAATATGGATGAAGAAATAAGCAGACGCTTCCAGAAGGAATGCGCCAAGAGAGGCTACAAGCTCTAAGGAGGAACCATGGCAGAATCAACAAGCCCGGGTACCAGCATTACCCGTTCTCTGAAGACAATCACCACCGAAATCAAGGACAGGAGCCGTGAAATCAATTCCACGAAGTCTTCTGCGGACGCACTCAGAGAGGCGCTCAAGGTTTCGCCTGGCAATCTGACCCTTACCCGCAACTACTATTCCGCCATCAGCAAGCAGAGGCAGGAGACGGAGAAGAAGATATCCCTTATCAACGAAGCAAGGGACAAGATCCGTTCCAAGAACCAAGGAAGCAATGACTACCTCGGCTCTTCGGAGTGGAAGAAGCTCAACAACGAGCTTACCAAGGCAAAGGCTAATCTGAGGACGCTCAAGGCACAGGATCCGATGGGACAGATCCTCAACCTCAAGAACCTTCAGGACTATTTCGGAGAGTTCATGTCGAGACTGAAGCAGGTTTTCGGATACAGGAAACAGGCTATCACCTCGTTTGCCGAAAGCTCCGAGGCAATCTATGCTTCCGCCAAGAAATACAGCCAGTCTGCGGAATCGTTCCAGCTTCTTGCGAACGCCTATGAGAGAGTCACAGGGGATGCCAATGCGTATACCTCCGTAATGGATTCCACGATTGCGTTGCAGGGCCGTATCTCGACAGGAAACCAGAAAGTGATCACCGACCTTTCCCACTTAGGTCTTACGCTCAGCGACCTGCGTGGAAAGGGAACGGATGAGGTTCTTTCCATCATCACCGAGAGAAGGCGTGAGCTTGGAGAGACCGCCGATGTCTCTTCCATAGCCGTTGCGCTCTTCGGAACCAATGCAGGTACCTATGTCACCGAAATGGCGAAGACTTCTACCGAAGCCGTTTCCCAGATGAACCAGGAACTGCAGAAGTCAGGAAGGCTTACGGATGAACAGGTTGCGAACGGAAAGAAAACAGCGGACTCCATTGCCTTGCTCAAGAAGCAGTTGCAGAGCCTTGTCGCCGTCATGGGTGACTCCCTGTCACCGCTTGTGGATTCCCTTTCCAACAGGCTCAAGGGCTTAACGCCTATCATCAAGCTTGTTGCAGGTGCCTTGAATGCTATCGGACCTGCCGGTACGGTTGCCATCACTATCTTCTTATCCATGAGGTCTCTGTTGCCTAAACTTATTGCCCAGATGATTGCCCTTAATGTCTCTACAGGACAATGGGGAAAGGCAATCGTAACCCTTGCTGTCGTTGGTGCCTCACTAGGCGCATTCGGCGGTATCGGCGTTGGTCTGGCACAGCTCGGAGGGAAGCTGACTTCCATGAATTCCTATTCCAATGAACTGGCTTCCGGAGTCTCATCGAGCTACAGCTACAATACCACCACGAGCAACAACAGCACGAAGACATACATAGACAACAGCGTCAACAACTACAACATTTCCAAGGAAGTCGATGCCGATGCGGTCATCGAGGAGATCACCAACAAGAAGAGAACGATCGGAGGGTAAAGCATGAAATTCGCAAACTGGGATTCTATTATCGACTCGTTCCGTTTCGAGGTACTGACAGCGGACACGAGAGAAAAAGTAAAAGGCAGTGACGGGCAGGCGGTTTCGCCTGTCTATGATTTCGTGCAGAACGTTTCCGGACTCGGATTCAAGCAGACTCTTGATGTTGTCGAGGGCGATACCATCGACTATCTTGTAAACCAGAAAGTACAGAAGAACGAAGTTTCCTTCGAAGTCGTGTTCAAGGGAGCGGATGCTTATGAAAAACTTTACCGCTTCAATGCCTTCTTCGGAAGATATGCCGACCATGACAGATATATAACAAGATTTTCCTATATCCCATCCGATAAGCTCAACGTGCAGGATGATTCAGGACTTGACCAGGAAACCATCGACAAGAGGAACGAAAGCGACAAGAGCAATTACTTCCGCCGTTACATCGACTTCGTCATGACAGCAGGAGAGCCCTCACAGCGCTCAGGACAGGTTGTCATGGAGAAGATTACCCTCCGTCCCCTTTCTCCTTGGTATGAGGAGGTTTTCAGCACTTTCTCGAGGTCTGGGGAGAAGAACACAGGAAAGATCTACCCTTACGGCTATCCTTACCGCTATGGCGGTGGTGCCTACGACAGCGGAAACTATATCAACAACGATTACCTCAAGGACATTCCGCTGAAGATCACCCTCCAAGGGCCGACAAGCGATTCCCCCTATGTTTCCCTTCATTCGGTCTCCGATGACGGTCAGGCAACGGAAGAATATGCAAAGGTGAGGTTTCCGAACCAAGGAGCCCTTACCGCAGGGCAGACAATCGTTATCGATGCCTTCACGAACCGGGTATATAGGGTAACCAAGAAAACGATGTCGAACGGCAATATCCGTGAAATCATGACAGACATGTACTATGCCACAAGCAAAGCACATGAGTCTTTCCTGTTCGCAAAACAGGGGAAGACGAAGGTAAGCTCCAATATCAACGGCGGAACCATCACGGTCGAGTCCGTCCGCTACGTTTTCTAGAGGTGGGATATGGCTTACCTAGTTCTGTTCGATTCCGCATTCCATCCGCTGGGTTCTCCAAGCTCAGGCGATGTTTCATCCGTCCATGTCTGCAAGAGCTGGAGCCTGAAGCGCAAGGCTTATGAGTTCGATGAGTTCACGGCAGTCTGCAAAGGATACAAGGACTCCCGGAACGCCGTATACGCAGGTCTTTTCGAGAATGACGGAACGCTTATATACAGGTGCCTATCAGGCATTCCTACAACGAAGGACGGACTTACAACGGTCAACGGGATCGATGTCCGCCAGATATTCAACCAGGAAATACCTGTCGACTATACGAAAGCAGTAGACAAAGGCGGAACAACAAGCGAATACACCATATACTCTCTGCTTGTGAGAGACTCATTGAAGGACCTTGCAAAGGGCGTAGCCCTTTCCGGTGTGAAATTCAAAACTGATTTTCTTGACCTTACAGAGGACAGAATAGACAATGTAAGTAGTAGCGTAATTGCTACCACAAAGGAAATCCGCAATGTCTGGGACCAGATCCAGGCTTGCAATGCCTCTTTCTCGAAAGTGCTTCTTGCTGAATGGACGAACGACAGAAAGAACAACAGCTATTCGCTGACATTCAAGGTATCCCCTGTCTTCAATGTCTACACCGTACGTCTAAGCGACTTCGATGCCAAGCGGACATTGAACCAGAACATTGTCAACCATGTCTCAGTCTGGAACAGCAATCTTTCCGGAAAGCTTGAGGAGTATTTCCTCCTTAAAAGACCGGAAGTCGAAGAGAAGGAGAACGATGGGCTTACAACCTATAAGTTCACTTATATAACAACAGAATTCTCCGACAAGGTCTGTTTCCCTATCCGTTCCAAGGCATTTGCCAGGAAAGAAGTGAAGGTGGCTTCCAGTTCGGACAATCCCAGCACCTATGGAAAGAACCGCTCCGAAGCACGTGAGGAAGCTGTCCAGGCTCTTCTGGGCTCTATCAGCAAAGACAGAGTGACAATCGACCTCAACTCGAAATACGGCAAGAGGCTGAAGGGAATCACTCTCTCCGACAGGGGACTTCTTGCAGGATATTATTCGGCCGATTGGGAAGGGGAGACGGATAAATATCTTCCTGTATCGGCTATCTATACGGATTCGAACGGAACAAACAAAGTAGAGTTCGGACGGCTGTCCGAATACTGGTTCCTTGAATAGGAGGGCTTATATGGCTGTACGCTTGATCCAGAAGAATGACAGTGAGGATGTAACCTCGAACGATGATGCAAGGGTAAACTTTGCACTTTTCGGCTCTTGCATTTTCGCTGGCATCGGGGACGAGTTTTCATTTATTACCATGTCGCTACTCGGTGGCGGATGGACAGGAACAATCGGCACGGGAATGGGGTGTTTTGGGGGAAGACTTATCCAGGTATCAGAGCCTGAGACATTGGAATCTCATTATGGTCTCTTTGAGAGTGCACTTTTTCTCGTTGTTGACCTACGCTTAGGACAGGAAAGAGCATATTTCACCACGAAGATTATGCTGAACCAAGCCGACCTAATCACCATGGCTGACTCTGGTACGTTCTTTGAGGATGGAAAAATGTATGCTATTCAAATCTGGGAAAATGGTTCCTTGCTTGTTCCTAAGCGGAAGCCGGGGGAAGCGGAATACTGCCGTAAGATTGCACAGACAGGGAAAATCGGCAACACGCTCCTCACTGATCTGTTTACATTCGATGATGACGGAAACGTCACGGATTTACCAAAGGTCAACCATACGAAGTATGCGGATACCGCAGGTGGCATTAAAGTAGGAAGTGCCGATTTCACAATGAAGGCAGGTCTCGAAATGTCGCCTTCAGGATCACGCCTTGTTACTACCATCAAGGTAGTGGACGGAATAACCATTGCAAAGACTCCCGGCGGAAAAAGCGCCATTGATACTGATTCCGCTACACAGAAGTTCAGCATCAGCGAGGATGTAAGGAAAATGCTTGTTCGGTTCGATGACATTATCCTTGTCTCCCTTGTTTCTAGCTCCAACTCCTCATCGATTGATGGGGCAAACGTTGCCATAAACGGTGGCTCGTTCTACCCAAGGGATAATCTTGAAATGAAGATTACGAACAATGGGAACGACAGAAAGCTTCTTGTACGCTGGCACAAAGGCGCCAATATCAAAGACCTTAGTTCTGCCACTTTGCGCTTTATCGGAACAATAAAATGAAGAGGATCACCAAGACAGGAACGGAGATTACCGCTAACGAGGATGCACGCCGTTACTATATGGGAAACGGAAACGTCTATGACCTTCAGAACGGCAATCATGAAGGTGCTTTTTTCGTTGTTCCAGGAACGTATCAGAATCCCTTCGCAGTCACTTTTGGAGATGACTACTCGGTTTCCGTCAATCCTGGTTCAAGGATGTGCTATGGAAGACTGATCAATGTAAACGAAGCTGAACGGGTAATCGATGACATTACCCTTGATTATATTGATTCGTCCGCAAAGGCATATGTCTATATCTATCTTCGGATCGACCTTGATAATCTTAGAGAAGAGAATGCCCATTTCTTGCATAAGTATGTTAAGACTCTCGGAAATAAGCAGGCAAAGTATCCGGAAATCGAGTGCGATGACAACCTCTTTGAGCTTGGATTCGGAATCTATGATATTCCTATTGCTTCTTTCCTGTACAATCCAAAGGCGACTGATAAAAGCACTATGTTCGGAACGCCTACTTATTATTTCAGAGAACCTATTGCAGGTGAAAAAGAAATAACAAACAATCTTGTATCCGATGGTTACATTGGAAGTTCAAGTGCTTCTTCCGTATTAGATGGATTGACCGATGGGAAGACCTTTGTTCCCACAAAAGCGTATAATGCCGATTTTGCCTCATCTTTCGGCGAATCGGAGAGCAGCTGCACACCTGTTGTTAACCTGCTTTGTTCCCGCACAAAAAGACTATATAGCTTCAACTCAAGAGCTGATTTTTCAAACTTCATCCATCCGCAGACATTGCTGTTGAGATTCCGGTATAACAAGAATATCCCATGCTACGACATCACTCCTGGAAGAGAACACCTTAATAACCACGATGGCCCGTTCGTTTATGGCTATCTTGTATCTCCTACAAAGAAAGAAGTCGATTCAGGGACAATCAAGGTCTCTATAGGTGTCGAAAGGTATTGTGATGACTCAGCATCTAGAGAACCGCAGATTAGCATATATTATCCTAAAGCTGGATGGTTCCGTGACTACACGAATATCCAAGACCCTAACAAGGAAATAATTGGGGCTTTTACATCTTACTTTATCTTTCCATTTATCGATATCGTGATTACTCCTACTAGCAGGCAAGTGGTAAGAAACAATATCAAATTAAAGTCCCAGTACGGATCAAAAAATTATCTTATCACACCACCTATGCTTTTCGACCCAAGCGAAGGCGGTGAATGGCTTGTCCAAAGCATTGAACCAATCTATCAAGGGGAGGATTCACAATGAAACTCCTGGAATCTAAGAACGTACCTATCAATGTAAATGATGGGGCAAAAAGGAATTCGCTCGCTTCCCTCGGAAACGATGGAATTCTGAGCGGATTCAATCTGACATGCAATGAGGAAGGCGTTGTCTATGCTACGCAAGGCACGATGATGGTCCATGGCTTCCGTCTCGAAGTCTACGAACCAGCGGAAGAAATCACGGACAAGCCTAGAAGCTATCAGACAAACTATACGGGATGGAACTGGCTGATCATCAATATTTCTTATGACAGAAACAGCATGGATTCATCATTCAGCTTCTCCTGCTATCCGAACTACTTCAACAGCGAAACGGATATCGAGAACGGAAATACGGGAATCGTCAGCAAGGCAATCGCAAGATTCAAGAAAATCGGAGGGCGTGTCACGGAATTCGAACCGCTTCTTGGCTTTATAGAAGACGAGATGGCAATCAACCCCTCTAATATCGATGGATGGTTTTAAGCCACAAAAGGAGGAAACTAGATTATGGCATACAAATATCTGAACGAAGACGGTGCCAAGAGATTGGCAAATAAGGCGAAAGAATATTCAAACAAGGTAAAGGTCAGCTTCGGAGGAACCACTTATTCTCAGAATAACCAGACTATTACAATCCCTAAGCCGACATTCTCCGACATCACGGGAGAGGATCTCAATGGTTATGCAAAGACATTGCAATTCAGTTCCAGCGTAGCATGGTCTTCCAGCCTTACCTATTCTGCTGTTAACCATGTTATTAAGCTTCCTACTTCCGGATGGGGAATCAGTATCACAGGTTCCGCAGGCAAGGTTGCCAACAAACTTTTTATCGGAAGCAACAAGGAATATGATGGAAGCGCCAATGTTTCAGTTGCCAAGGCAGACTTAGGCCTTGGAAACGTTGAAAACTATAGACAGACCAGCGACTACACCACCGATAGAGATGACTGGAATAATCTTTATTTCACCCATGAAGGCGCTGTGGGCCTCTACACTGCACTTGACAAAAAGATTACGAGAATCGGAGAAGACCTCTCCGGTGTTGCAAAGGGCTATGTAATCTCGACAGCAAAGACTTCCCATTCCGATGGAAAAATCAGTTATACCGTCCTTAACGGAAGACTGAACACGACCGAGGCCAATGTCGCAGTATCCTTCACTGAGGGAACTTATCCTGCGTTTATCCTTTCGGATGGCAAGACGGTTATTGATCCGTGGACTCTGAAAGTCGGTGATACGATTTATATCATCGAGAACGATATCCCGGACCGCTGGATCACTTCTATTACAAATTCATCTGATAACAAGACTACGACCATCAACTTTGCCCGTCTGGAATCCGATAACAGGAATATCTATGCACATTGCGTAACCGGAAATCAGGACAAGGTAAAGTATGCAGAAAGCGCAGACAATTCAGGAAAGCTCGGCAATCAATCCCCATCTTATTATGCAACCGCAAGTTCAGTGAACACTTTGCAGGGAACGGTAAATAACAACACGAACAAGATTTCCGCTCATACTACGGAAATCGCTTCAATCAAGTCCGATTATGTAAAATACGAAAGCGCCACAAAGAATATCTACAGGCAGGGATTCGGTATCTACAGCGGTACGAAAGGCGGGCTAGTCGCAGGTAATAACGGGTTCCAGATCAGCGGAGACACGATTCAAGTTTATGACCACCTCAACGTCTCTTCGCCTAAGCGTTCGACTCTGGAGTCCGGCTATGTGGAAGTCAGCGAAACCGGTGTGGTTGTAGGGCAGGGATCCGTTACGAATACTATGAGAATGACCTCGACCGGTTTCCTGTTCAACAGCGTTGCCATTGCAATGCCTGCAGTCACAACAGCAACAACTCTTCTTGTTGCCTCGGACTTTACCGCAATCAGCAATGATACGATTGATAGTTGGTTCTAGGATGGTGTTCCATGGCAGACACCTATTTAAACAAGAAGGGTGCTCAGCATAGGGCAGAGAAAACCAAGGAATGGGCGGATGCCCGTTTTGTCAGATATACAACGTACAATGCCGTGGGGGTTGCAGGGAACGGAAAGAACGTTTCCGTTCTCTCCCCTCAGACTCTGTATGTTCCTGACGGCCTTATCATGGGCGGAACAGCTCTGTCCGCTGGCTTGGTCACTCGTGGCATCTGCGGTGTGACTACCCCGGACGAAAAAGGCGGTTGCACCAAAGAGAACCTATATCTCAACTATGACGGTAACAACAATTATTCGAGAAAGGTCGTCCTCGGAGCTGGCAGTGCCGGCAATGAAATAGCGAACAGCTCAGGAGCCTATACCTTTTCCGCTGTCCGTGGCGACCAGATGGTTTCGTATGTGACCAATTACGTTCCCGGAGCAATCAAGACATGGTTCGACAGCAATGTCCATATTCCCTCTATTAAAACGCTCAACACGAACAACTCTTCCGCTCTTCCTGTCTCTTCATCTGAGGCAAGGAGCGGAAGCGGAAGCGTCAACCTCCATAAGGTTTCGAAGACCGGAAATTTCAGAGACCTCAACAATAGAGGGGAAGCCTTCCTTTCATGGGGCGGACAGAACTTTGCCGGTTCATACGGTCCTATTGATTCGGCAATGATCGGCGACTTAGGCGCCAACCGCCTTGCCTTCATGCCACCTGCTGGAATCTCCGTAGAATACTCACGTGACTCCGGAACTACTTGGCAGGATTATGGAGCAACGGATGGTCAGAAGCTGGCACTCACAAGTACAGGGACTAACTTCATCATCGGAAAAGCCGATTCCTCGAACAAAGCCACTGAAAGATACATGCTACGCATTTCCCTCCATACATCGGAAGGAAAGGTATATACACAGCTCAACAAGTTCGCTCTCTATGTTTCGACAAACGGCTCAAATGGAAGCTATTGCACCATCCGGGCAAGAACACAGAACAACTATCTGAACAAGGTAGACAAATGGGATGTGTTCGCAAACAAGCAATCCATATCAGGATGGAGCGGATGGAACATCATCAACACTTCAACGATTACCACGTACGGAAATACGGCTTCTAGCCAGTATGGGGAAATTCAGCTTATTTTCGGTTGCACTTCTGGAAGTACCTCCTATGTCGGACTTCAGATCCAACGCCTGATGGGATTCGGAGGTGTCGGATGGCAGACTCCTTCCAACAGGGCGAAGTATGGATCGATATACTCCTATGATTACAATCAAGGGGTTGTCTTCCCAGGCGCTTTGACTACAAACGGAACGGTGAACGTTAGAAGTGGCGACCTTCTGCTCAGTTCAAGCGGTACTATCTGGTGCAATCAGTTCAACGATGCCAGCGGTATCTCTCTGAGGAACAGCTGGGGAGGAGCAACGCAGATCGGTACTTCTCGGCGTGACATGCATCTATGTTCAGGCACACAGCCGGAATGGTGGATGAACGGAGCCAAGAAAGACACCATTGCCATGAAGTCCGACATTAAGACAAAGTACAAACAGCTGGATGTAACCTATACGGGCTCACAGATTGATACGCTCAACTTCTTGGAATACAACGATGATGACTACTCTATCGACATAGGCGGAGATGTACAGCATTGGGCGCTTTCATTGGACAAGTCGACAAAAGAAACGGAAAAGGAAATCTATTAGGAGAGGAATAACAATGGCAATAACGAATCATATCAAAGGCGCAGTAGAGAAATTCAAAGCGAAAACAGGCACTGAGTTGAAAGACCATGTCCTCAATGCTACCTACCTCAATGGATTGGAAGGCACGAGCTACGTAGACCTCAGAAGCAATCAAATAATTGATGGAACCAAGACCTTCAATGTCGTATATTCTAGTGTCTTTGCTACAGGCACAGGCGCAGGAAATTATTTCCAGTGTCGAAGGTTCCGAGGTGAGGAAGACGCAAACACCTATTATCATGCCATTGATTTTGGCTTTGCTGGTCATAATCAAGTAGACTTCTATGAATATGGTGGAGTTTGGAATTTCTGGAAAAATACAGAAGCAGCTGCGACTACCGATTCAAACAATTTATGCTTGCAAATCGGCAATACCTATGTTAAAAATAAAGGAAATACCTTTACGTGGCCAACAACGGGCGGCACATTAGCTTTAACAGATGATTTACCAACACAAGCAACTTCAACAAAATTGGGTCTCGTTAAATCATCAACGACTGGCACAGCTGCAAATAGAGATTATAATGTTCAAGTCAATTCAGACGGAACAATGAAAGTAAATGTTCCATGGACAGATACAAATACAGATACTAATACATCTCATAGCCATTCTGCTGGAGTAGGCTTAGTAGGAAGCGGAAGTGCTGGAACTAGCGGAACTTACACATATAAAGCAAAATTAAGAAGTGAAACAGCTTTAACGGTAGATTCTGCCGCAGCGACCACTTCAAGTAACGTTTATCCTGTTGCAGTAGATAAGTCTGGTTATTTATCACTCAATGTTCCATTGGCCGGTTTTGAAGATATTCTTAAAGGAATTAAAGGTAGAACTCAAGTAGAATGGAATGCTCTTAATGCGGGTGAATACGGTTCAAACTCAACATATAACGGGGCAACTCTTCCGCCTGTCATATTAGAAAACAATAGTGGGTTCTTGAATAGTGCTTCTGGAAGACCTTTAGATATTTCATTCCATTTTACCAAAAAAGAGAAAATAACTACATTGCAAGTAAAGTGTCCTCCTTATAGCGGCGTTAATCCAACTATGACCGTTTATTATGCCCAAAAAGGCGACGCTGGACTTACTTTATATAAGGAAATCGCAACCATTTCTACAGCAGATAGAAAAGCATATGAATTCAATGAAGAAGGCATTTCCGCTGATTATTGGGTAGTTCGTTTTACCTCTTCTGGCTGGATTGATTTGAGATTATGTAGCCCTAGCGGTTTATTTACAACAGGATTATATACCGAAGAATGCCACCAACAAATTATGGATAGATTTAATGGCTATCAGCCAGTTGGAAACTATCAGCCTAAGGGCGATTATGTCACCTATGACAACGCAAGCAAAGATATTTATCTTGGCTCCTATGGAATCCATTCAGGAACAAGACCAAGCAGTGGCAGTGCCACATTGATGGGGAACGGATACTGGATTCAAGAAAGCTCTGTAGGAGTTTCTTCCGCCGTAAGCGGAGGAGTAGCTGTTTCCTCTGAAATGACTCCTAATTATGTTTCTGTCAGCAATAGAAAAATCACGATTAACTCCAGCGGAATCGTAAGCGATGCAGGCACATTCACTTTCGATGGCAATCCTGGCTCTGTTGCTACGAGCGCTGACCTGAGTAACTACCAGAAAAAAGGAAACTATGTCACTATCGACACGGCTCAGACTATCACAGGCAGGAAGACATTCAATTCCCCTGCGAACGTGAACGGTCAAGAGGTGGCGACAGCCATTTTCAAGACCTCCAACGGAGGACGGCTGATTATCGGAAAGGAAGGTCCGAACAGCGGAACAATGCTCCGGTTCGACCAGACCGCAGGAACAACCCGTCTTCAATTCCGTGCAAGTGCAACGCCTGGAGCAATGGTATGGTCCCAGCCTGAAAAGGGTGCGACGCTTTATTTCGACCTCACAAATAGTGCAGGGGTTTCAACACGTACTACCCTTGATGCGAGAAGCGGTACGATTGCACGCACTTCCGATATCGGAAACGGAAAAATCACGATCCAGAAGAACGGAACGGAAGTCGGAAGTTTCACGACCAATCAATCTGGAAGCAAGACAATCGATTTAACGCTAGGCGTTTCTGACGTTTCTGGTTTGCAGTCTACCCTTAATGGGAAAATGGACACGTATACTATCACCAAAGAACCATCAAGTATGGGCAAAAATGGTTTTGCGCAATTTGGATACGATGTCAGCTACAAACTTACTCAGTATTACAATTTGGAAAGAGCATTTGGATATGTACGTGCAGTAGAAAAAGGCGGGCAGGTTTCTAATAACAATTCGTATTTCACAGGTTTTGGTGAAGTAGGTGGTGGAACATATATAGGAACAGCTATTTATGACAGAGATTACAATTCTCCTACTGATGCCTTGTACACTTCTCACGGTCTTCTTATTGATGCTTACGGATCTGCATTTCTGCTTTCTGGTTCAAAAGGCAGTGAGCAAATTAAGAAGATTGCTACCACAGATGACACTAATAGTCTCCAGAACAGCATTAACGGCAAACAGGCAACCCTAGTCTCAGGAACGAACATCAAGACCATCAACGGAAATTCAATCCTTGGAAGCGGAAATCTTTCGCTTGCGATGAGTCTTGCACAAAAGTCAATAAACAACGATATAATAAACGCAACTTCGACTAAATCGTGTTATGTTGTTATCGACAATTGGCTTGTTCAATGGGGCGTATTCATCGGAGCCTATGGAGATACGACAAATTGGGAAGTAACATTTCCAAAAGCCTACTATTGGTATCCTGCGGTTATTCTCCAAACAAAAGACACGAATACAGGTAATCAAGGTATTCCATATTCTAATGGCGCTGTTGTCACTTCAAACGATGGCGGAGCATCGTTCACTTTCCAGCTTCGGCGAAGTGAAACATGCCCAGTCTATTGGATAGCGATTGGAGGCTTACATTAATGAAAGAAGAAAAAAAAGAGGTACGATATTTCCGAATCTTGGAAGGAAACGAAATCGAAGTTATTCCGTTCTATGATGCACCGACTGAAAAAGAAGGAGATGCAGTCATCGGAATGGATTTCGAGCAATGGACAAAGATTTCATGTCATCCTACGTATTCCTATTTTGTCTATCAGGATGGAATCATAGTCGAAAAGATACATGAGGATGAGAAAAACAAGGTCGACAAGGCAAATCAGATTGCGTCTTGCAAGGATTACCTTTCATCTACCGACTATGTTATTTCGAAGCTTAACGAACTGAAGCTTGAGGACGATGGAGAATTCGAGAAAGCCAAGGAAGAATACAAGGAAGTCCTTGCCAAGCGCAAGGAAGCAAGAGAAAGGATAAACAAGCTGGGAGGATAGGATCAATGGAAACCGCAGGGCCGAAAGGCAGTCTGAGATCCAGTCCCTGAAGCTACAGCAGGCAAGGTGCGGAGTCGTCCGCTATCCTACTGCTACCACCTTCAACGGAGGCTATCCTCCGTTCTGTCACAATACGACCACACCCACCACAGGAAGCTAAGGACAGAAGCTGTCCATAGGGAGGCACGCAGAAGCGTGCCTTTTCAAATTAAAATCTGTTTTTCTTCTAACTTCACTTCAAGGAGATACATAATAGAATTGACCTTGATTCTTCCGGAAGAATCTCTGAAAGGAGAGACCATATATATGGACAGCTTTTTAAGTTTTCTGAAGACCTATGGCTTCTATGGATTGCTTGTCACTGTCATTGCTTTCGCAGGCACTGCATTGGTCAAGATTCCGATCAAGAAATGGGCAGAGAAGTACGCCACTAAGAACGGACTGGACAAGTCCGTCATCACTAAGTGGATCAGTATGATTCCTCTTGTCATTTGCTTCATCGGTTCAATGCTTGTCGAATGGGGCAATGAGGGCTGGGGCAATGCCATCACGTTGCCAACGTTCAACTGGACCCACACCTGTGTGTTCGCCATCGCATGCTGGACTGCCTCTGTTGCTTCCTTCAATATCATCGGTGACTTTCGCAACGCAAGTGTTACCAAGGAAATAAAGAAGAACGCCAACAGCAAGATTGCCGAGGTCGCCAAAGCCCAGCAGATTATCGCCAATTCCGCTATCACGGAAAAGGACTTAGCCAAGCAGGCACAGAAAGAGGCAGAAGCCAAGGCGAAAGCCGAAGAGCAGAAAGCCAGACTGCTTGCGAAGGCTGAGGCAGAGCAGAAGGCACGTGACGAGAAGATTGCCAAGCTCAATGCCCAGATCGAGGCACTGAAGGGCAAGGAAACCGTCTCCGCAACCGCTCAGGCTACAAGTAATTCTTTCTTTAATAAATAGCCTAAAAAAGGGCACTTCCACTGGGTGCCTCTTTTTTTTGCAAAAATTTTGCCACACAATTGCCACACAGGGAATTGAAAAAAGCCCCATTTCTAGGGCTTTTTTTGAAATCTGGTCGAGAGTATGAGCCTTTACTATAACAAGAATCTCGTTCAGCCTTTCCTCGCTGTCTATCTGGGAAATAGCCTTCAGTATCGAATATCTAATATCGGCTAGCTTATCGTCCTTTATTTCCAGCGTGGCTTCATCATTCCTTATAAAGTCAAGTGTCGGAATGCCGAGAATGCTCGATAACAGCTTCCTGCTTCCATAGTTGATTTTCGAAGTGTCTCCGTTCTCCCAGCGGAAAACGGTAGACTTGCTGACATGGCATTTATCAGCTAGCTGTCCCATGGACAATCCTTTAGCTTTGCGGTAATCGGCTATTTTCTTCCCTAGTTCATTATTCATGGTAAATACCCCCTGACTGCAAATATTTTGACAGATTAAATCAGCAGTTGCAAATAAATCACAAAAAGTGTTGGAAAACGGAATCCGAGTGATTATAATATAAGTGTTCCAAAAAAGGAACAGGAGAAAAAAACGAATGACAGAACATTAGCAGGAAAACGTTTGACGTCTTAGATGAGAAAGGAAACATTATCGGAGAGGAGACAGCCGTTGATTCCACAGAGGCAAACAATTCAAAGAAAGTCGCAGACGCCTTAAACGGAGAAGGAAGCACAAGCATTATCCTCAACGGATTGAATCAGCTCTGCGCTATCAGGTTTGAGGCTGGAAAAGATTACAAGGGCGCATATCTTGGCAAAGTCGAGAGCATTCTCGATAGAGCTTTGCACAATGCTCTCCTAGACGGCAGGTGGAAAAATAAGCGTCCTGAACGCTATGGAGATAGGGCGTTAGATGCTAGGGCTGAATTAGTCGACTTCCTGGAAGACGCCGGCTACTTCCTGGAAGACAAAGACTAAACAAGGGGAAAACAAAATGACAGAACAGAAAAAGGAAGAGCTGAGACAATCGATCGTGAAATACGCAAACTATTGTGCCTATGTTGCCGAGGATCGCAAAGGAGGGTTCACAGCCCTCCTCAAGGAAGACAGGAAGAGGCAGGAAGAATGCCGTGACTCGCTGTTTGCCAGGATTGAAAGCCTATAGAAAGGAAGGCTTGATAAAATGAAAAAGTATATTGTTCAGAGTTATGTGAACAACGATGCAAGCGACTATTGGGAGTTCGAAAATTTGGAAGAAGCAAAACAGGACTTTGCCGAAAGAGTAAGCAGAATTACATCGGAGATGAAAAGCGAGAACCGCCAGAGCGTTGTCAAGTTTGATGACAATGACTGCTGGGGATACGAGCTTTATATCGAGGATGATGAGAACGGTGTCTATGAGACACTAGATTCTGCTTGCATGACTTGGGAAGAAGTCAAGAAGGAAAAGTAAATAATGAAATGTTTTATAACAACAAAGGGTAATCTCGGAAATGCCGAGGTTCCCTTCGAGTCCGAAGGAGAGATGGGATCGGACAAACTCAGAAGAGATGCTCTGGAAGCTGTTCGGAAGCACTTCCATGGTGCAGTGCTTCCTGAGGAAAGGACGGAGGAGGCTGAAACAGCCTATTGGCGTAACTACTACGGCTACAGGCTGGATTCATACATTCACAAAGCCTAGAAAAAGGAGGGGCTATATGGAAAATTTCGATAAGAATAAGTGGAAGTCGTTGCTAGCGCTGAAAGGAATCAGCCAGAAAAAGATGGCAGAGAAGATCGGAATCAATCCCGCTACATTGATCCACAAGATTAAGAATCCTGACACATTCACCATCAGCGAGATTAAGAAGATAGGAAATGAAATCGGCAGGAAAAAAACAATCGACTTGTTTTTTTAGGCGGGAGTTCCGAAACGGAGCATGCAGGGGAAACAGCCAATGAAACGAAACACTGAGAAGCGCTTGGAAACGGCATGGAAGGACATCAATTCCATTTGCCTCACACAGCCGATGGTCGTACGTCTCTTCTCCATCTATGGGGGAAACAGAGACAAAGCAGTGCTTGCCTACCAGAACATGCAGAAAAGCTACGAAGAGTATCTGAAGAAGAATGGTCTTATCAATCCTGGATGTGTCGGCGTTCCTAACAAGATTGCCCTGCCGTTCCTTGAGAGGTACGGAATCACCAAGGAAACCATCAAGGAAGCACTTGATGCCGAAGGAGGGTGGCTGGAATGAAGGAAATCGTAATCGACAACAGAATCTATCTTGCATTCGACAAAACGATAGATATGGGCTCTGCACGGATCAAGTACTGCGGAACATCGCTCGGAAGTGACCTCTTTGCCGACACCTTGGGGAATATCTACAGATGCAACGAAGGCGAAACAGGAAACCTTAGGAAGATGGCAAAAGCACAGCACAACGGAACCTCCTATATCTATCTCTCCGGGAAACGCATTTCGGTGGCATCTCTGGTAGCGAAAGCGTTCTTCGGAAAGAAAGCCGAGGATACACAGCTGATCCACCTGAACGGACACAGCGAAGACAACCGTATATCGAACATCGCAATCGACATCACGCAGAAATGGGACGGAGTAAGAATCGAAAGGATAAACGAAAATGGAAGAGAAAAGCCTAGTGAAGTTACTGCAGGAAGTACAGACGGAGCTGAAGGCACCGAAAAGCCAGTACAACAGCTTCGCAAAGTACCACTACCGGTCGCAGGAGGACATTCTGGAAGCCGTAAAGCCGTTGCTGGCAAAAAGAGGTCTGGCACTGACGCTGAACGATGAGATTGTCCAGTTCGGAACACGGGTCTATGTCAAGGCAACTGCCACCCTCTACGGGGAAATGGACAAGAGTTTCAAGGTCGAAGCTTACGCCAGAGAGCCGGAAGAGAAGAAGGGAATGGATGAGTCCCAGATTACGGGAACGGCTTCAAGCTATGCACGGAAATACGCTCTGAACGGTCTGTTCGCTATTGACGATACGGAAGACTCGGACGCACAGGACAAGCTGACAGGAGGCAAACAAACACCCTTACATTTCGAAGCCCCCAATAATATCAAGATTGTTCCTGATGTAAAGATAGTTCCAGTGTCCAACGGAAACATAAGAGTCGAGACCTTGGCCGAAGCAAAGGCATTGAGAATCAGCCTCGAGAAGGTAGCAACCTACCTCAAGAAGAGACCTGAGGAAGTCACAGAAGAGGACAGGCAGAAATGCATTGCGACAAAGAAGAAGGCTTTGGAGGCAAAGAAGTTATGAGCGAAGTCATGTTCGATGAGGCTACGCACACCTATATGCTCAACGGAAGAAAACTGATCAGTGTCACCCAGCTCCTTCAGAAAGCAGGAATCTCGCCTGACTATTCGCTTGTAGATGAGAAGACACTGAAAGAGTCGGCAGACAGAGGCTCGATGATCCACGGAGAGATAGAGGCCTACAACAAGACAATGGAGATAGGCTTCACCGATGAATGCCAGGAATATATCGCCTGGCTTCATACAACGAAGTCGAAATGCCTGAAGTCGGAATTCGAAGTACACAACGATTATGTAGCAGGAAGAGCAGACCTCCTATTGGAAGAGAACGGCAAGAAGGTGATCGCCGACATCAAGACGACATCGGCTCTCCATAAGGACTCCGTTTCATGGCAGTTGTCGCTCTATGCCTATCTGTTAGGCGACAAGGAAGTGAAGAAAGGACAGGCATTCTGGTTCTCCAAGGATGGACTGAAAGTAGTCAAGATTCCATTGAAGCCTGTCGCAGAGGTCGAACGCCTCTTGAAGTCTGTCGAGACAGACAGCGAAGAGCTGTTCGCCGAGACCGTTCCAGTGTCCGATGACCAGATATCCGCATTGGAAGAAGCCGAGCTCCTTATCAAGCAATACGACAAGGCAAAGAAGGAAATGCAGAAGCGGAGCGAAGCACTCAAGGAAGCAATCATAAAGTCGATGGAAAAGCAGGGTGTCTATTCATTCAACAACGGAAGAATCAAGGTCAGCTACATTGCTCCTACTATCCGGAAGTCAATCGACACGGCAAAGCTGAAAGAGGAAATGCCTGACATAGCAGAGAAGTATACGAAGTCGGCACCTGTCAAGGCAGGGGTCAGAATCACAGTGAGGGAACAGAATGACGATTGAGGAATACGTAGTTTCGGAGCTGACAAGACTCAGCGATCGTGTGAAGAAGGCGGATGAAGTCATCCGTGAACAGGAACGTGAGAACGAGGAACTCAAGGAACAGCTCGAGTCCTCCAAGAAGTATGCGGAGAAGAGGCAGATGGCAAGCGCCAAGAGGTTTGCCGAGCTGGAAGAAGTCAAGGCAGGGCTGAACGCACTCGACATCGGCTTCATCCATGATGACTCGGTTATGGTCTTCTCCTCGGTGATCACAAAGGACAATCCGGGATTCAAGGCGCTTCATGACGCAGGAAAGGAAAAGGAAAAGAATGAATAAGGTATTGGTAACAGGCAATCTGGTAAGACCGATTGAAAAGACGATGACGACAGGCGGGAGGTCCATCGTGAACAACACGATTGCGGTCAACCGCCAATACAAGGACAAGGACGGACAGAGAGGGGTTGACTTCATACCGTTCACCGCCTTCGGACAGTCGGCGGATTATCTTGACCACTATGCCGTGAAAGGCGACAAGTTGGAAATAGTCGGACGGTGGCAGAACCGCAAATACACCGACAAGAACAACCAGGAACGGCAGGTATCGGAACTCATTGTCGAATACGTTTCCCTGCTCACTCCTAAGAAGGACAGAGCGGAAACGGCAGAACAGACGAATGAAGATCCGAAAGCGGAAGCTCCGATAGATGATGACCTTCCGTTCTAGCCATGAAACTCGGAATAGCAGATTTCAAAGTCATCAAGTCAGCCTTGGAAATCGTACCATCCTATGTCCTGGACAGACAGCATAGGACAAGGTACGATGCCGTCCGGCTGGCGAGAATGGTAGGAGCCGAGATTGACAAGAGCGAGAATGCGAAAGCCAAGCCGAATCTGGCTATCAGACTCACGATAGCTGATCTCAGACTCATCAAGGTCGCCTTGGAAGTCGTACCGTCCTATGTCTTGGAAAAACAGCATAAGACGGAATACGATGCCGTCCTGCTGGAGAGCATGATAGGGATCGAGATTGACAAGAACGAGAAGAGGAAGGAAATAGCAGACAAGCAGAACAGGATGATACGGAAGGCAAGAGAGGAAGCACTTAGGCAATCCAACTTCGCCGTTGACAAATCAAAGCTGAATTCAAGATTTGAAAAAAACACGATAACCAAGCCAAAACGCAAAGCTACAAAAGCAAAACTTGAATTCCCTAACTTGAATTTGAAAGAAAAAGAAGGGGGCTGGCAATGACAAGAAAGCCATCAACGAGAAAAATCGAGAGGACAGAGGACGAGCTCCGGTACTTTGAGAGAACGCTCCGTGAAGGGGTCAACGCCTGTGTCAAGGTGTCCGACTACATCGCCGGGATGAACCTTAGCAGGGGTCAGGCGGAGGCTTCATCCCAAATGCTGAAGATAGGTACTTCCCTCGCCAGCATGCATACGGTCCTAGCTGAGAAGCTGGAGAAGATGAGATGAGACAGTTCATAAAGAGGTACATACCCATAAGGATGAGGGAAGACCTGAGCAGGACAGAGAAGAACATCCTCTGCGCTATCACCTACAACTACGAAAACCCTAAAAGCAGATTGACCATCAAGGAAATGGCAAAGATATTCTGCCTCGACTACAGATGGACTCTCAGAACCATCAATAGCCTTGTCGGAAAGGGGCTCTGCAGGTACATGGTAGAGGGAAGCAACAAGTTCGTTTCCATCACTAAGAAAGTAATTTCTACTATACAGGGTGGATGGTCTATACGCCATCAGATGGTCTATACGCCATTCCCCCCTTATATATCCCCTCTGTAAGAGGGATAGAAGAGAGTAGTAGAGGGGGGCGGAAGCCCCAGCGAGCACCCAGAAGGGGTGCGCTGGGCCCCGCTCCGAGAAAGAAGACGGAAAAGGAACGGATACGGAACCCATGAGGAAAAAGCATTCCTCCGCCGAGGCTGACCCCAGAGGCGAGTTCCGGCTCATGAAGAAGGGTTCCTTCGGATACCTCGAGAGCATCTACCACCAGCACTATCCGATGACGCTGAAGGAAAAGCAGGACTGCTGGGAGCTGTTCTCGGAGGAGGTCGACAGCTGGGAAGAATACGACAAGTGCAGGAGATGCTTCCGAACAATGGATGCCAGACCTGCAAAGCTTATGGACTACCTGAAGGAGGCACCATGGAAGGACTGACAAGGGAAGTATGGGAGACGCTATACGAAGTCGTGTGTTTATGTTTCCCGGAAGAGAAATACGCCGACAGGCGGAACGACTGGAAGAAGGGCAGGGAAGAGCTCAGAAAGGAAAGAAGCGAATGAGATACAAGGCGGATCTTGCGGACGAGGAGGAGATTGCGGAGGACCTAAGGGGAATCCGTGACAGCCTCGAAAGGCTGAAAAAGAAGTGGAAGGGAAGGCTGGAAGGCCACGAAGGGGCGGACGAGGAGGACAGGCAGGACATGTACGATGCGGTGTCGGAAGGGATTGACGCCGTGGATGACGCCATAGGCTACATAGACTCGGCGATGGAAGTTGTCGAGAACGATGTGGAGGTCTGCGAATGCACAATCCAGGATTCCGACTACCGGCTGAGGAAGAGGAGGAACGGGGAAAGATGATCAAGTACGTTTTCGAAGTCCCTGGGACTCCGATGGCATGGAAGAGAGCACGGGCGACCGTGCGCTTCGGACACGCCTCGAGGTTCGAGGACAAGAGGCAGTCGAGCTACAAGGCGGATATCCGCTCCTTCCTGCGGAAAGCCTGCGGAAAGCCGGTGGCAAGCCCCTGTCCGTTCGTCCTTACCGTAAGCTTCGAGTTTCCCCTGCTGAAAGGCGACTACAACGGCAAGGGAGAGCCGAACAAGCACGGGAAGGCAAAGCTGTGCGGGGAGGAGAAGAGGTGCAAGAAACCTGACCTCGACAACCTCGTGAAGATGGTGATGGATGCCCTGAACGGGGTTGTGTGGCTGGACGACTCGCAGGTCTACCGGATAAACATAGCGAAGCGCTATTCCGATGAGCCTAAGACGGTCATCTGCGCCATGGGAATCGACAACACGCAGGAAAAGCTCCCAGAGAGCTTCTCCCAGTACCCTATGGGTAAATCCTCAAGGAAAGCGGAGAAAGCTCCCAGCGAGGCGAAAACAGGCGAAAACGGAGGTAATTGAAATGTACGAAAAGATAGGAGTAGCGGTTCTGGTAATCCTGATGGTGGCCATCCTGGCGTTTTCCATCCCGGGATTCATCAAGTACTGCAAGGAAAGCAAGAAGAAGGAGGAAGAGGAGAAGGAGATACGTGAGCGCACTCTGGAGAAGCTGAAGAAGGAAGAAGAGGAAGGGAAGGACAAGGAAAGAGATGAAGCTGAGCGACATTAAGTCATTCGTCAACACCCTCGGTTCATGGCAGTCGAAAAACTGCTATGAGACCAAGGCGGAGAGAATCCATCAGAGCGTGATCGTGTACAACAACTGCCCATGGATGGAGAAGGACAGATGCACCGACCCGGTAACCATCGATTTAGGCTCGAACGGGATGGGAAAGATAGTATCCATGAATTGCGAGCTGGAAGACCTCTGCTCTCTGCGTTTCCGTGAGTTCTACGAGAAGTGCCTGAAGGAGAATGCGTTCGACATGTATGTGGTAGACAGGGAGGAATCCTGATGTTTGAGGAGGTGAACCCGGAACTGACCTATTACGAAGTCCTGCAGAAGGAAGGTAAGGCCTGGAAGGTTTATGCCCTAGGCATTCGTGGCCTATGGCTCCATGAGACTCTGGACGGAGCCATGGAAGTCTCCAAGGAACTGGAGGCGGATGGGCACAAGGTCAAGGTGAGACCTGTCTATGTATCATGGTCAGGAATCACACGCAGAGGAATAGCCGTATACAGCACCGAGAAGGAAAGGAAGAAGCATGATGGGGAAGTACAGAAAGCATGACATCAGCCTGGAATGAGCGAGAGCGGTAAGACACGAGATAAGGAAGGTGGAGGACGGGAAGCTCCAGAAGCGCCTAAGGGGAAAGCTCCTGAGGGCGTACCGCAAGGACAGCATGAGCGAGAGGCTGGCCCTGTCGGAGGAGCTGTCCAAGCTGTCGATGGAACAGGAAGGAGGCAGGGAATAAGACTATGCAAAGAAGCAGGCTCGGAGAAGTGCTTGATTCTATCAAGAACAACTTCAATGTCAAATCTTATATTGCAAGAAAACCAAGAGAAATAGACTATTGCGGACACTATTCCCAATCCATTGCTTATATATCAGGAATATGCAGAATGCTTATCATTGACAACCTCATCGGCGAAAATCAGATAGATGAGCTGTATGATGCAACTAAGGAATACTTGAATACGAAATCATCTAAACGGCTTGATGCATTGTTCGATGAAATGAGGAAAGGTGTCGAGAAATGAGAAAAGCTCTCAAAAAAGTGTTATTGGACTGCCATAACGCTGTTAAAACCCTGGTTGGAACATACGAATTGGGCGATGCATACGTAACGCCTGAGGACATAGAAATCCTCAATCAGGTGGCGTGGATCCTCCGCAGAAGAGCCGAGGGATTCGGATACACTAAGCAAATCCGCAGTATAGACGAGAATCTGTGCCGGCTGATGGATGAAAGAGCTAAGAAGATCCGAGCTGAACTTGACAGCCTTCATGGCCCGGTGAAAAAAGTGAATGGGGAATGGAAGGAAGCGGATGGACATTGATACGATACTCCTGGGCGACTGCTACAAGCTCATCAAGGAGGCAGAGAAATGATATGTTCCGTATCAGAAGGGGGACAGGGAATGGACAGGAAATACAGTCATCTCAGAGGATATACCAGGGAAGAGAAAAGCTGGATTTGCGATAAGCTGAAGAAGTGGTTCGGAGTGGGAAGGGACTACCCTGTCTACTCCCTGGACAAGCATCAGGACGGATATGAGGAACCTATCCTATGGATTGATAAATGGGTTCTTGGGAAGGACACGGTGGTTGTCCTGACCGCCTGCCTTGCCGAGGAAGGCGGAAAGCTCCTCCTGGCAACAGGACATGAGGAAGGAATCGAGCTGTCAGAGAGACCTATAGAGGTGACTCCCTACGATCTTGGGCCTTCCGATATAATGGCAATGGCGAAGCAGTACGAAGGACGGCATTTCCTCCATGAGCTAAGGTGCCCTGACAGCCTTCCCAGTCTGTTCGCTGTCAAGCTCCATGGCAAGGACTTCCAGAGCAATAGGAGACTGTCCAGACCTGTTCCGGGGAAGATATGGGAAGAGGCGTGTCGGAAGGCTCCTGCTCCCAAGACCTTCGATGAGGCTGTCCTCATGGCAGGGAAACAGCCTGCAAGGTCAGTCATGGCGGAGATGGGTTCTCCTGCATTCCATGACTACAGCCGGCTCATACCGGCCAACTACGTTGAGGACAGCTATCCATGGGGCGAGCCGGGATACCATTATGTCGGTATCTGGTACAACCGCCCTTCCAGCATAGATTGGGAAGAGCTTCCGCAGAATATGGACATTCCTGCGATGGAATTGCGAAAAGAAGAGGAAAAGCCGAAAAAAGCGCAGAGAATTGAGAAAAAGCCTCATGTTGCTGTTGTAAAACAGCCGGATTCCATCTGGGATGACCAGGGAAGAAGGACGCTTTTCTAGGAAAGGAAAAACAAAGAATGGAAGAACAGAAAGAGAAGACAGCTAAGAAGGCAGGTCAATGTGCAGGAAACAACAGAGAGCTTTTTAAGGGGCTCTACTACATCCAGGCACGGAACACCAAAACCGGCGAGCTTACCGGATGGTGTACCAGAATACAGCTTATGAAGGCACTCGGAGGCAACTATTCCGATATGGACAGCCTGTCCAACAAGATATGCAGTGCCTACTGCAAGGGATATAAGACGATGCGGTTCCACGAGAAGACATATGCTCTTTCGTTCAAGGAAGATCCGAAGCAGGCGAAGGAAGGAGCTTCTGCTTGATTCGGGCTTCCAGCCATGGTAGACTATCCATGCAGGACGAGTGGCGTAAGCCGTGTCCGGCACGTATTGTAAAACGGAGAGGGGCGGTCAACTGCCCCTTTTCTAGTGGCTCAGGAAGCTGTATAATGTCACCGCCTCCGAGCAAAGCGAAGGCAGAAAACATTTTTATTCCTTTCCGATGGAGGGCCCTGAAAAGCCCTCTTTTCCTTTGCGCAGAAACTCAAAACTCTTTCCTTTGGCATAGGATACCATAAGGCGCTATCCTAGCCTTAGGAGGACGAAAAAATGAAGTACGTAGCAGATTATTGCGTAATGCGCCTTCCCGGACCGCAGGAAGGCAGAATAAAGACCGTGGAGTTCGAGAGCGATAACCATCTCGGAACGCCTAAGAACCGCAAGGACGCATGGGACAGCGCCAGGAAGCAGGAAGGCGAGCTCCTTGACGGGTGGTACATCCGGATCGGACAGGTGAGAGCGAAATGAACTTCCCAGCGCAGTTCGAGCAGTTCATGGCCGACTACTCATGGCTGAAGGACAGGCTTCTCTACGGAGCCTGCGCCGTTGTCATCCTATGGGGAACGTTCCGCTTCCTAGGCTTGCTCTTCCACCGGAAGAAGTAGTACAATCTTCCTGCCGATGTTTTCATTGGTTACCATCGGCGAATCCTTTACTGCAGGTGTCCTGTTCTGTTCCTGCAGGGCTTCCCCCGACCTTTCAAGGGGAGGCCATTTTTTGTGGTAAAAGATACCCCCCATCTCTGGAAAATCCGTTTTTGGAAAGGTAGGGTAGGGGTACATATTTTATCCTAATGAAATAAAGAGAAACCGCTTTTAAAATAAGATTCAATAAAGTACTAGTAATCCATGAATCAGATCGGCGGTTGCGTGAGGCTCCGGGGAATCAGCTGACATGCCGAGGCATATTGCATAATATGTTGAACAACGGCTGAAAACGAGTCTTAGCCGTAACTTTGTTACGGATACTTGCGCTTTTCCGATGAAAATACTATAATATCAGCGAAAATAAATTTTGGGGATTTTGAAAAAGGGTACTCCCCTGAAAATCAACTTCCCCCTGTTAGCCACCCCTAACACCTATATGAGGGTATGACCTTGAAAGTGCTTTCATAGAATGCCTATTTTCCTTTGCCACTTTTGCATAAGTTCGTTTAAATACCCGCCTTGCTTTGACGGTTTCGGATTTTGAAAGTTGCTTGAAAAAATTCTTTAAAATAGGGCTTGACAAAATTATTAAATTTTGGGGAAAATGGGCTTTTTTGGCCCTTTCTTGGGGTATCAAATAGGCGCCATAAAAGGCGCTAAAAAATAGCTTATCGGCACTATCCAGTGCCGGCGCATACGGTGCGCCATGCCGTGCGCTGGCTTTGTCCAGCGTGCCGGCTGAGGCCGGCTATCTTCCAGGCTGTCCGGTCTGATCTGGCACCCAGGAGGAAGCCAAGGCAAGGACCCGGGGAGACGATGGCGCCCGGTGGCTACCACTAGCCGGCCTTTAAGACCGGACAAGGCCCCGATCGGGGATTTGTCTCTAAGTCCCTAAAAATTGCCTTGTAGGGCCTTTCAAAGCAAGGCCATATACAAGTATAGGGGAAATCTAGAAACGGCTTTATAAGGCCGTTTCTGCTCCGTTCTAGCCCCTTTCTATTTTAGGGTACCTAAAATATCCATAGGCGATTTAATCCCCACAGCAAAAAAAGCGGATTTTTGGAAATTCGAAAATCAGCAAAATATTATTTTTCATCCAACGACAACCGCCGGCGCTGTCGGTGGGCCTCTGGCTCTGCTTTTCATTTTTTAAAAAAACTAGATTAAAAAGCTAGTTTATAAAATTTTGATAAGTTTAATAGATTTCAATCAGGCCCCCGCTGTATTCATCTATACAATCTTCAAAGCTTTTTCCGTATCTTTCGTAATCGATATAATATTCAAGTTCCGGAGGAATATTATATCCGCAATTATTAACCCTTTCCCGCCCGTAATCATCCCATGAATAGCCTTCCCATAAGTTAATATCATCGTCCCAATGGTCCCCGCTTGAGTTTACTCTTTCTTTGAAATCGTCGAAATTGCGGACTTCAAGGAATGCGCAAAAAACCTTGTATTTGTAATCGTCATCTAAAACACCGGATTCTATAAGAGTATTAAAAAGCGCTTCGGGGTTGACATAATCCCAACTAATAGAACTATCTTCAATGCCTTCTTCATCCTGGATAAAAAGTTCTTCGTCTATGCCCTGCAGGTCAAAGCCTTCTTTTTGGAGTTCTTCGGCTATTTCTTCCCAGCTATCATATTCGGACAAATCCAGCCAGTCGGATCCCCCGGCTCTTTCGTTGCATTCGTTGTAACTGCCCCAAGATCCAATAACAATTTTAATATTGCTCATCTTTATTCGCTCCTATTTTTTCAGAAATTCATCTATTTTTTTCGAGATGTTGCCGATTTTATCAAGATTTAATAATTCTTTGATTTCATCGGTGAATTGTCTTCTAGAATCGATTTTGAAGGTATTCAATACGTGGACGCCGTCAACCTTGATTTTGCTTTCCAAACTTGGGCTATCTGTGGCGATGATGTCGGCGAATTTCTCGCCTTCGTTGGCGATGGCTAAGTAAGTAAATCGCTTCCAGTTGGTCCACCGGCGATATTTGGAGGTGTTCCGCTCAACTACTAATTTTAAGAAATCGGCTTTCTTCTCTTCCTTCTTCGCTGGCTTCTTCTCTGCCTTCTTCTCGGCCTTCTTCTCTGCCTTCTGTGTTGTCTTCTCCTGGATTAGCTGATCCACCAGCCGAGAGGCCTCCTCTGCTGTCCTGTCTTCGGCGATTTTGATACCGGCGTAGCGAAGGCGCCGACATGATGCCATGATGAGGTATCCAAGAAGACATTAACAAGTTCTAATTTGCTGAGCTTCTGGGCCTTCTCGGCGACATCATCGCCGAAGGCCTCGGCGATGCCCTCTAGTAGGGCCTCTTTGGTCCACTTAGAAGCGGGCTTTTCTCCGCCCTCGTAGGCCTCCTTTGCCCGGCGGGACCTTGACGCCCCAATGTACCCGGATTGATTATAACTAACCATCTTCTATTGATTTTTGGCTGTTAGTATAAGATAACAGCGCCGGCCGTCCTTTCTTTCGGCCGGCTACATAATAAACCCGGTTTTTTTGTTTTTCCGGCTTTGCCGGTTATGAAGTCCGGAAACCTTTATAACTTGTTGACAAGTTGGAACTTGAAAAAATGAAAAAATACTTATGCATTGCCCGCATTGTGAAAACGATTTCACGGCATGGGCAGAAGGGGGGCGGGGGTACCCCCCCTTTGGGGGCGGTGGCAATCGAGCGCCCCGGTAGTATCAATACACATAGTCCAAAAATTTGAGCGAAGCCCCTTTTTGCCGTTTTTTGCCATCAGGATCTCGAGCAGGCCGGCGATTTCATCGAGATGCGCGCTGCTTTCCGCG